TTGGTTGCCTACGACCTTGGGTTAGGAAAAACAGTTATTACTATTGCAGCCATAGAACGTTTGATGGATGAGAACAAAGTAACTGAGCCAGGCCTTATAATTTGCCTGTCTTCCCTAAAATACCAATGGGCTGGACAGATAGAGAAATTTACTAATGGAACTTCACGAGCTTTGGTTGTGGATGGAACGCCGAAGAAAAGAGCAGAGCAATATGCTCAAGCCCAAGACTGGCGTAACACAGGGATTGATTACATCATTCTTAACTACGAGCAGATTGTTAACGACTGGGACTATATCAAGGAGCTACCAAGAGGATTTGTCGTCCTTGACGAAGCCACAGCAATCAAATCTTTTAAGTCCAAACGCTCAAGAGCAGTCAAGAAGCTTGTCAACGCCCCGTACCGTTTTGCACTCACAGGTACTCCTATTGAGAATGGCAAGCCAGAAGAGTTGTATAGCATTATGCAATTCGTTGACTCCAACGTACTTGGTAGGTTTGACATCTTTGACGCCGCTTTTATCGTAAGAAACTCTTGGGGCGCACCACAGTACTACCGTAATTTAAAAACTCTTCACGAAAAGATGAAAGAAGCATCTGTTCGTAAAGCACAGAAAGACGAAGACGTCGCTCCTTATCTTCCAGACACAATCCATAAAGACCCAATAAATATATTCTTTGACCGAAAGTCTTCTAAGTTATACAGACGTATAGTTGAAGATTTGTTGTCAGATTTAGATGAAGCTCAAGATTTGTTTGGCAGTAACTTTAATATTATGGCTCACTACGGCATGGAGTCTAGACGCGGTGGTCCAGAGGATGAGATGCGTGGCAAGATTATGTCTAAGATTGGCGCTCTTAAGATGCTGTGCTCTCACCCAGACTTGTTAAAGGCTAGCGCTGCTAAATTTAGAATGATGGGAGGCGAGGGTTCAGCATACATAGCTGAGCTTGTCGATAACGGTTTTCTAGATGAGATTACTAGTTCTCCAAAATTAGATTACTTAATTCAATATGTAAAGGACCACCTAGAGCAAGATGACAACAACAAGGTGGTTATTTTTGCTACCTATGTTGACATGCTTGATAAGATAGTCGCAGCACTCGGCGAAGACATGTGCAGAAAGTACTCAGGTAAACTAGATGCTCGTACTAAAGAACTTAACAAAACTGACTTCAATACTAATCCCGCTGTACGCGTACTGGTTAGTTCTGACGCTGGGGGTTACGGTGTGGACCTTCCTGCTGCTAATATGCTTATCAATTACGACCTCCCTTGGTCTTCAGGCAGCGCAACGCAAAGGAATGGCCGCATACAAAGAGCGTCATCTACCTGGCCAACAATAGTTATTCAAGACATTATCGTTTCTGGTTCTATAGAAGAAAGACAACACGAAGCTTTGCAACAAAAGAGCGCGGTAGCAAGTGCGGTAATTGATGGAGAGGGGTTTGACGATAACGGTAACATGCCGTTAAGCGTTGGAAGTTTAAGACAGTTTTTACAAGCAGCAATTGTCTAGTAGCTCAGTTGGCAGAGCAGGCGACTGTTAATCGCCAGGTCCCTGGTTCGAGCCCAGGCTAGACAGCTTTGCGGATGTAGCGCAGTTGGTAGCGCGGAACCTTGCCAAGGTTCAGGTCGCGGGTTCGACCCCCGTCATCCGCTCGTGGTTAGACTAAACAGGATATATACCAAGACTGGTGATACAGGCACGGCCGCACTTATGGGCGATGGCCGCCATCCCAAAGAAGATATTATCTTTGATGCAATTGGCACAGTAGACGAAGCTAACTCTTCTATTGGTGTTGCTATGTGTTATGTAGAAAACAAAGATGTACATAAAGTATTAAAAAATGTACAGAATGATTTATTTGATTTAGGTGCTGACCTAGCGTATCCAAAAGCTTCTGTAACTGAAGCACATATTACTTATCTTGAAACCACTATAGATTTTTATAACTCTCAGCTAAAACCTTTAGAGTCATTTGTTTTACCTTCAGGCACCCAGGCTTCGTCCTACCTACATCTTTCTAGAACAATAGTACGAAGAGCCGAGAGGGACGTTTGGGATGCCGTAAAACAGCGGGAGACCAACCCCCTCATAGCCAAGTACCTTAATAGGCTTTCAGACCTGCTATTTGTCCTAGCTAGATACATGAATCACGGGGACGATATACTGTGGGAACCAGCAGTAAAACTATTGGCAGATGGTGTAATTGGCAACACGCCTGGCTCTGAACCAGGAGACGTCTAGGTTCGACCCCTAGTCTGCCAGCTTTACACCCAACAATTATTGTTGGGCGGGTACACTTATAGGATGCCTAACGCACCTAAGACCCCAACGCGTACTATCCGCGTGTCAGACCAGCTATGGACCGCTGTCCAAAAGAAAGCTGCAGCTGAGAAGGTTACTGTAACCAGTATTATTATTGAAGCCTTAGAAAACTATATTAAAGAAGACTAATCAAATGGGAAAACACCACGATAAGGTTGCCGCTGCTTTAAAGTGGCGTCAAGAGACCATGCCTAAGGGCAGTGGTTTTAAGAAGCCTGGGTCTATGAACCCACGCAAGACTGGGTTCCGCAGTTATACAGCAGCAGAAGCTCGTAAAAAGATAGGTTGACAAGTATCCAAACCCTGTAATAGGTTGTGTATGTAAACAACAACCAAAGGGGATTTATGGATATCACCTCAGTACGCGGCTACATTAAGCAGTACTCTGCTATTAAAGATGAAGTCGAAACATTAACTAAAAGACAATCAGAACTAAAGTCTCGTCTTACACAGACGATTGATGAATATGGTTCAGCCGACGAACGCGGTCACATCGTTCTTTCTGTCCCAACCGATACATCGGAAGAAGACGACCTAACAATTATGAAGCAACGTCGTGTGTCTAAGAATTTAGACATGGACCTTGCTGAAACTATTTTAACTAAAAAAGGTCTCAAAGATAAATGCATCAAGATGGTGCCACAGATAGATGAAGCAGCAATCATGGCCGCTTTCTATGAGGGCTATCTCACGGAAGAGGATATTGATACAATGTTTCCCTCAAAGGTTACATACGCGTTTATCGTAGGGAAATAACTGTTAAAGCTACTATGACAGATGAAATAGATAAGATGTTTTCTGACTTGGATACATACTATCCAGGCAGTAAACGAAAGCGCAGGGAACCAAAAGCTCCCGAGGTAGAAGTTGACGATACGTGGGAATCAAAGTCCTACACTAAGACTCTACCTAATGGTAAGGACATGGAGTTCTATACCATTGGCGCTCTCGCTCAAGCGTTAGGACGACCAGTGATTACTATCCGTCAATGGATAAAGTCAGGTTACCTACCGCCATCACCATACAGGCTTCCTACAAAGAAGAATGTAAAGGGAGAAGACCACAAGGGTCGCAGACTATATTCTAAAGCTCAGATTGATAGCGTGGTAGAATTGTTTAAGGTTGCTGGCGTTTTGCACGTGAAGCGAATACAGTGGCCTAATCAGCAATTGACTAACGCAATCGCTGAGGCTTGGAAGAATATCCAAGTCGAAGACTCTAAAACAACTGAAACAAAGGAATAGAAAAACTATGGCAGTAAACCGCACGGAAGAATATCTTCCACAAAACGATGAGTTCGACACCGCAACCATCGAAGAACGACCAGTAGCAGCAACTACAAATGCTGTTCAATCAGGCTGGGATGCAGCAGAAAAGCTAACTACAGCCACAGGTGACTACCCAACAGAATTTAAATTTGTTGATGGTGAGTTCACAATCGTCAAGTTCATTGACCAAAATGGTCCATTCGCAATCTACAAACAGCATTTCCTACAGCAAAAAACTGTTGGTAAGCGTTCGTATGTTTCACTTGGACCCAACGACCCACTATGCACAAAGCTAGGTAGCAAGCCAGAAGATAAAAGAGCATTCACTATTGCAGTGGTTACTCCTTCAGGCGTTGTTCGCCAAATGCTTATTGCAAGCCCACGTTTGTACAAGACATTGTACGCAGCAGAGTTTTCTCCACAAGGACCTCTGACAAAGAACTACTGGGCTATTAGCCGTACAGGCAAAATGCAACAGACTGTGTATCACCTCAACGCAGTAAAGCCTCGTGACCTCATGGAAGATTGGGGTATTGATGAAAAGATGGCGGAAGAAGGCGTGGCAACAATCAAGCCATTTGAACGCTCTGTAATCAAAGAACACACATGGGCTGAACTAGAAGAGATTGCAAACTCTCTTCTATAACCACTAGAGTTCTGAGGGCCAGTAAACTTAATCCCCTTTCGTCGCTGGCCCTCAGACACCTATCAATCGAGGCAATCATTTGAATATCATTACTACAAAAGAACAGCTAAAAGAACTTGTTGATTATTACCTTGCACAAGAAGCATTTGCATTTGACGTAGAAACGGTCGGCGATAGAAGAGGAGTACCTGTTGTTAATCAAGTACTATGGCTTAGCCTTGCGACTTATGGTCGTGGGGATGTTATACCGATGGGCCATCCTCATGGTGAATTTGTATCAGAAAGCTTCCCACTTACAGGACAGGGGGAGAAGCGTGTATTGGCTGGTTTACAAGCCCGCGAAAGCGATTACTCTAGGGACAAGCGCAAAGCTACTAGGACTTTCGAATCTGCTCCTGAACAACTATCGCCAGCAGAAGTCTTTGCTGAGTTAAAACCTTTATTTTTTAGTGACAAGTTAAAGATTGGTCACAACCTAGTATTCGACCTTTGTTCTGTAGCAAAGTACTTTGATAAAACAATTCCAGTAGGTCCATACTTTGACACAATGGTGGGCTCGTTTATTTATGACAACCGCAATAAGAACAAGTGCGGTCTTGATGATTGCTTAGAGCGCGAGCTTGGATACATGATGGAGAAGGGTGTGGGTGCTCAAGTAGAGGTCCACGCTTTTAGCGTTGTTGCCAAGTATGCGTACTTAGATGCTAAGTACACGTTTATGCTTTGGAAAGTAGTACGCGATAAGATTAAAGAGTCTGGCGTAGAAAACATTATGAAGCTAGAGATGGATGTGCTTGAGGTTTTATGCCACATGAAACTTCACGGTGCTCCTATAGATACAGATGCGCTTTCTGAGTTGCATACCAAACTAGAAGCAGACATTGAGGCTGCTAGAGCACAGATTTATAAGCAAGCAGGCAGAGTATTTAACATTAACTCTAACCAAGAGAAACAGTATCTTTTGTACAGCAAGAAGTCTGAGGGAGGACGAGGTCTTAAGCCAAAGATTCTTACTAACAAAGGTGCTGAAAAAGAAATGCAAGGCAAAGACCTTGACTACATGGACTACTCAGTATCAGCTGAGGCTTTAGAACCATATCGAGATAAAGACCCAATGGTCCACGCCTTACTGGAGTACGCTGACCTTAATAAGTTGCTTAGCACTTATGTTATTCCGTACCTTGGTGGAGATGTTGTTCGTACAGTGGGTGGTAAATCTAAAGTAGAGTATAAAGAAAGCCTGTTAGTAAGCGGTCGTATACATGCTGACTTTGTACAGCACGGTGCTGAGACTGGCCGTTTTTCTAGCCGTAACCCAAATCTGCAGAACATACCTAACCCATCTGCTAGTGAAAACGGTAAAGCTATTCGTAATCTCTTTTACGCACCTGAGGGCTACAAGTTAGTGGTCGCTGACTACTCACAGATTGAGCCTCGTATTATTGCGTCTATGTCTAAAGATAAAACCATGATGAAAAATTATCTTGAAGGGCAAGACATCTACACCACTGTAGGAGATGTCATGGGCGTCAACCGTCAGGCTGGTAAAGTCTTAGTTTTATCTATGGCTTATGGCGTAGGACCAGACAAGATTGCTCGCTCCATAGGTTGTTCAGTTACAGAGGCTAGAAATCTTCTTGGTGACTTTGCCTCCAAATTTGGTGCGGTTAACTCCTATAGATTAAAAGTAGTGGGCGCAACTAAACAAAAAAAGTACGTTACTACCATAATGGGTAGAAAACGGTACATTCCAGACATTGTATCCAAGGACTTTATTAAACGTGGTAGTGCTGAGCGCCAAGCATTCAACACACGTATCCAGGGTTCTGCTGCCGACATCATGAAACTTGCTATGATTAGGGCACATAGACTTATCCCAAAGGAATCAAGCATCCTACTTACCGTACATGATGAGTTGGTTACTTTAACCCCAGCCAGTCTTGCTGAAGAGACAGCCGCGGCTATCAGAGAGGCTATGGAAGGTATTCAACTTCTTGATGTTCCGTTATTAGCGGACATCACGACCGTGCAGAGGTGGGGTGAGGCAAAGTAATGTGGCCTTTTAAGAAAAGAAAACCCTTAAACATACAGTTTGAAACTGTAAATTCAGAAATACCTTTGGGTACACTAATGCGTTGGTTTTTGTATGACACCGACCTAGCTGAAGACCCTAACACTATTGCTAAAATATTAGGTATGACTCCCGTCAGTGAAGAGGGAGACGAGCATGAGATGCAAGAAAGCGAAAAAAGATTAGAGCAGATTGCTTATTTACTTCCATACATAGACATGATGTCTGATATGACAGCGGATGTTATAACTGGCATACAGCTCGATGAACTAATGAAGCACGACCCAGGCAATGAAAAAGAACGTGAGCGCGAAAGAGAAATGATGCGCATGATGTATAAGATGATTGCGTTTTCTTCACTTCTTGGGGGCTTGTCTTCTGGCGTACAACTTGGTTTAATTAACCCAGGGGAAGTATTTAGTACAAGTTTAGATTTTAGAAAGTTGGAGGACTTAGGTGAGTAACAACTGGTGGGCAAGCAAACTTGGTGGTCAGCCTTCAAACACATTTCAAACGCCACCGCCTGCTCCACGACCAGTACAACAACCAACCCCGCCAGTAGAAAACATCCGAGTATCAGAGCGTTGCCCAGGATGCGGCAGTCAAAATTATGGTGGAGCAACCCCAGAGTCTAGAAAGCGTTGTTACGATTGTGGCTACCCTATAGTACAATCGGGTACTGGAATGAGAGGAGTAAACACGGGTCAGTCGGCTGCGGGGCCAGCGCAACCAGCTAAACAAGTATCAACTGGCGGATACAATCCAACCACAATCATAGGGAAGATTTAATGAATGCAGAATTAGTAAAAGTATTACGAAACATAAATAAAAAATACGGCGAAGACACAATCATTTTAGGTTCTGAGATTAAGACCGATGTATCTCAGCGTATAACAAGTGGTTCAATAAGTTTAGATGTAGCCCTTGGTGGTGGGTGGCCAGTAAATCAATGGCACGAAATTATTGGCGAGGCAAGTAATGGCAAGACTGCTATCGCACTTAAAACAATTGCTGCTAATCAAAAGAAGAACCCAGAGTTCACTACCGTTTGGGTAGCCGCTGAGCAATGGGTCCCTAGTTACGCAGAGATGTGTGGAGTAGACGCAAGTCGTGTGTATGTAGTTTCAACAAATGTAATGGAGGAAGCCTATGAATCGGTCATCCAAATTACTGGCAGTAAAGCGGTCGATTGTATTGTTATTGATTCGTTACCTGCCCTGGTCCCTACAACAGAGGACGATAAAGAGATGGAGATGGCTACTGTAGGTCGTGGCGCTCTTCTAACTAATAAGTTTTTTCGTAAGGTTGGTAAAGCATCTAAGCGTTCATTGGTAGAACCAGAGCGCCCTTTTATAGGTATTGTTATTAACCAATGGCGCTCAAAGATTGGCGTCATGTACGGAGATGACCGTACTACCCCAGGCGGTTTAGGTAAAGACTATGCGTTCTTTACCCGCCTAGAAATACGTCGTGCTGGCTGGATTGAGGTTGGTTCAGGCCAAGAAAAGAGACGTGTGGGTCAAGAGGTTAAGGTACGAGTAATCAAAAACAAGTCTGCCCCACCATCCCAAGTGGCATCTTTTGACTTTTATTTTGCCAAAGGCAATGGGCTTTTGGCTGGCGACCTGGACTTTGCCAAAGAAGTATTGGCTATCGGAATTGTCAACAAAGTGATAACCAGAGCTGGTGCTTACTACCGCTACGGCGATAGACAGTGGCAAGGTTCCGATGCTATGCTTGACTCTATACGGGAAGAAATTGATTTAAAGGAGACACTCGAGCGTGACGTTCTTGACTCAATCAAACAAGGCTCTAAGTTAGTAGCCGAGGATGAAGAGTAAAGGACAAAGGGAGTCGAAGAAACACGAGGACCGATTAGCAAAAGCAATTGGTGGTCAGCGTAATGCTGGCAGCGGTGCGTTTTGGAGTCGGAAGGGTGATGTTCGGTCTAAAGACTTGTTAATAGAACACAAGTGGACTGGCAAAGCCACCGTGACTATCAAGGCCACGGTTCTAGAGAAGATTGTTAAGGAAGCAATCCTTGACAGTCGCACTCCAGTACTCGGTTTCAGTCTCAACGATGAAAACTATGTGATGTTACTGGAGGACGATTTTCTAGAACTACGCCAGAAAACTTTGGAGTGTAGTTGTTCGAAGATATCGGCCACTTAGAAGGTTGGCGACATCAAGCCAAGTGTCGGGGGATGGACACAGAGCTTTGGTTTCCTCCTAGAGATAAAGCCAAATATAAAAAAATTGCATCCGTATCTAAAGCTGTCTGCTTTGGACGTGATGGCTTACCTGAATGCCCAGTGCGTAAGGAATGTTTGCTGTATGCAGAAGCACAAGAAGAACAACACGGTATATGGGGTGGCATGTCGCATCGTGAGCGTAATGCGCTTAAGCGTAAAGCAAAGAAGCACGGCAAAACCCTAGAGGAGTGGATACTTGACGGAGACCTGTGATACGGTGTCGGTATGACAGAAAAGTACAAGCCAGGTGGGGCACTAAAATCATTTTTAGATGCGGGCAAAAAACCTTCACGAGTTCTAGGTTCGGTAGAACGCTACGTTCTATCTAAACCAACGGATAAATCTAGACGCACAGACGTCTTACACCCTTCAGAGATGGCTGGCGATGAGTGGTGCTATAGAGCATCTTACTTTCAGTTAAAAGGCCATTTACCATTAGAAAGCTCACGTCGTAATAGTCTAAGGCTTCAATCAGTTTTTGCAGAGGGTCACGGCATTCACGCTAAGTGGCAACGATGGTTTCAAGAAATGGGCCACTTGTACGGAAAATGGTACTGCAAAGATTGCGACGAGTATTTTTGGGGCGGGTCTGACTGCCACGAAGGTCCACTAGAGTATAAAGAAGTTCCGTTGTTTTACGAACCACTGCGCATCTTTGGGCATGCAGATGGTTGGCTTACTAATTTTGGTGACCCGTTAATGCTAGAAGTAAAGTCAATAGGTTTTGGAACTATACGCTGGGAGAACCCAGAAATGGCAAAAGAGTTTGGAACCATGGAGAAGGTGTGGCCAGAAATCAAAGCTCCATTTGCTAAACACGTAACTCAAGTACAAATCTATATGAAACTTGCAGAGCTATTAGGGTATGACAATTACCCACGAGAAGCTGTTCTTATTTATGAGAACAAAGCTACGCAAGATGTAAAAGAATTTGTTGTACCAAAAAGTGATTTTGCTATTGCGCCTTTATTTGAGGCTGCCGCTATGATTGTCGAATCAATTAACAACAACACTCCACCCGCTTGTAACTTAGATAAGTGGGGCGGATGTTCAAAGTGCGGAGGCTATAATGAGTGAGTTAGTTGCTACAGGTATAAGTGAGATTGTTCTACAGCAGTTAGAAGCACAAGGACTTCCATTAAAAAGAAAGATGGACATTGCCCCACCCCCATTCCCTGAGGATATAACGTTAGTTGATGACCAAGACTTAATGATTATGGCTGCAAAGTACATGGAGAATCTAAACTTTCTTAGAACTCAAGTTGCCTGTGCATCATTGGCAGAGTTAGAGGCTACTAATAATTATGAGATAGAAGTGGCTCGTGGACTATTAACTAAGACCAACGGAAAGACTACGGAAAAAGCCGTTATGTTAAAAGCATCTGTGTCTACCGATGACACGGTAATGGTGTTAGAGAAAGCAAAGAACTATGCCCATGCTTATCGTAAGTTATTAGAGACAGCATTAGAAAACCTAGAGCGGTACTACTCACTAACTAGTAGAGAGCTTACTCGACGTACCTCTAACGGTAGGTCAGGATTTGGAAATAGATTTGTACCATGACCTTAAAAAAATTTGATGGAGGTCTGTCGGTCACAGGCAGTAGCCTTTTGTATTTGGGTATTGACCAGTCATACAGCGGTTTTGCGTGCACGCTGCTTTCAACAAATGGCACATACTTAACAACAGTATTTAAGTCTGAGATTAAAGGCATAGATAGACTTGTTGAGATTAGGAAGTTTTTAAAAGAAACGCTTGATGGTGCAAAGTACCCTATAGAAGACATAGCCATGGAAGATTACGCTTTTGCTGGTCAAGGCAGGGTGTTCCATCTAGGTGAGCTTGGGGGTATGGTTAAACTTGTATGTAGAGACGCGGGGTACTACCCGCTTCTTGTCCCGCCTACGAGCCTAAAAAAGTATGTAACAGGCAAGGGGACGGGTATACAAAAGGCTCAAATGCTACTTTACATTTATAAAAAATGGGGGGTAGAATTTACCGACGACAACGCCGCAGACTCGTATGCATTAGCAAGACTTGTGGCTGGGCTTCATGGACCAGCATACGAGAAAGAAGTGTATGACAAGTTGCAAGGCGCAGACCATAGGGAACGATAAATGACAACAATCGTAGGAGTGCAGCATAAAAACAAATGCGTACTAGGTGCAGATAATCAAGTAACCGATGACGACGGCCGCATTTTTAGACACAAGAACATGGTTAAGATTTCACAATTAGCTAATGGAGTGTTGCTTGCTGGTGCAGGTGAGGTTGGGGCCTGCGATATTGCCCAACACCTGTGGAAACCACCACGTATGACATCTAAAGATAAGGCTGACACCTATCACTTTGTTATTTCAAAGTTGATTCCTTCTTTGCGTGAGTGCCTAAAAAATAATGGTTATAACTTTGATGAAGAAAGACCAAAGAACGACAAG